TTACTTTTAAAAGTAAATACATCACGATCGTAGGAGTAATGCATAATGGGTTCACTTACCTTACTAGGAAATGACTCCCACTTGGACAGGCCCAGAACAACTGAATTATAATGTTGTATAGATCTGTCTAACTCACTATCACCACTCTGGTCGAGTGGAGGCTTCGCTGACATGAAGCTCAATAAAGAGCTTTTTGGATAGTTCCAAGCCATTAAATGAAAATCTAGCTGGAGTTTTCGTTCAGTCAACTTTTTCTCTTCATGGGGAGCTAAGTACAACTCAATAACATCATCATTAATAACCTTATCTAAACTAACCCCGAATGGATTCAGCCCAAGGCCAACAGGACGAGGCAACCGTGACCAAGCCAGAACTGGTTTGTGAAAACGGTCGGGAATGAAATAGATACCCGCTAAACCAAGCACCTCTAAAGGTCCTAAAGGATTACGTGCGGAAAAGGCTTGCCATTTTGGCGACCTAACCAAACCATCCCTAGTCACCACCTGACCTGCAAACTCAGCAACTCGATCTGAGAAGATTGATTTTGAAGAGGAAAACTTGCAACCAAGGTGGACCATGACATCATTATATACCTTTGCAACAGTGCTATCATTGATGATAACATCATCACCAAGTACCCTAAAAGTATCTTGTTTCTTAAACACCTTTTCGATGGATCTTAAAAGGAAACCATGAGTAATGGCAAACATAGGAAATGACGGGAACAAACCTAACGGTTGACCCACACGCCACCTCACATCCCGATGTTCAGTATTACTGCGCCAAACCCCTTCTTCTAAGACAGTTTCCAAAATGTCATAGAGCTCTAATAGATCGTTCTCAACTAATGTTACCTCTCCTTCAAATATGCCGTTTTTACTTGTGGCCTTAGAATCAGGTTTATGGTTCATAATCATAGACTTCACTACTTGTAACTGTAATGACCGTGGGAAGGTGTCTGTAGCATTCGAAAGATCGAAGCAATAACACGTTTTATCATGAAGCAAGGATTCTTGTGCGAATGCAATACCATTTGTTTGATCAAATGTGCAATCCCAAGGAAGCCGCTTACAAGTTTCATACAAAAGATCAGCTATAGGAGTTAAAGCTATTTGATAAATTCGGAGTGGATTGGCGATAATTCTCAATTTCGCCCCACGCTCTTGAATATAACCTATAGTACCAACATAGTTGATTGTGTTCTTTCTATCAACCCTCTGTTTATAATCTGCTTTGTTTTCAAAGTAGGAACAAAAGGAAATGGGGTCTGTGTTAAGAAGCTTACTAACAACCCTTCTCGACTTAATAAGGTTATCCTTAAGGGGAAGAGATAGGTAGGAAAGCGAGTTTACAAACACTTCATAACCGGCATCTTCGGGTCCTGACTTAATCTTGTCATCACCTAGAAATACTGGAGACCTCTTTGAAGCTGAAGATAACCATATCTCAGGTCGTTTAACAGCGACAGGTTTTTGAGATGTGTATTCAGTGACACACTCCTTTAAATAAAATTGAAGAGGAGCACTTAGGGTTCCACCACCTAATGAATTAACACTAGAGTGAAACTTGTCTAATTGCTGTTTAGTGGGTTGTGTTAAGACTACACTTGAATAGATATTCAAGCAAGTCAAGACAGTATCCATACTATAATTAGCTAAGGGTTTAAAACTACCTTTAAAAGGATTTTCCAAAGTGTTAGCCAAGCTTTTCAGATAGTTAGCCTTCTGTTGTTTCAACCACGACACTGTGAATTCTTTACCATGGTGTTTCACCAAGTGAAGAACAGTACGAGACATCTGTTTAGCAATAGTTTTAGAGCGTAATAAAGAAAAGAAGTATAGAAACATTGAGTTTTCATTGTCAATGTCGAGAGACATAGTCATATAAGGCTCCTTGGAGTATATAAAATGAAGAGAGGAATCGAACAGATTCTCCCAGCCGTGGTCCCTCGCCTCTCACCTTCCCTATCCGGGGCGGGTTAGTAAGG